TTTTTAAATCAACCTAAAGTAGCAGCTGCAGAAATTACTCTTAAAAGAATAAATAAGAAAGTTACTGTAAAAATGAGACCTCAATTCTGGCAAACTGGGATGCCATTGGAAAATAAAGTATTTCTAACTCCTGATAACATGGAATGTAGACTTGCTGTATACAACCAATGGAAAGAAAACCCAGATAGACAGTTCTTAATAGATATGAGAATGGGGGCATTAGGCTATGAGATAATAACCGTTACAAGAGAGAACGATTATTTCATGGATTCTTATGTCCCTTCTTCTTCTATCGCAGACGATCCTTGTACAGCAAAACACACAATCTTTTGTGGTAGTCTAGCAGCATCATTTGGCCTCTCACAGGCATTTAATGTCTTGCAAAATAGATTGTATTATGCGTACATTTGGGGGTCGTTAGGTCCTGTGAGTTTGCGTAGAGAACATCTCGTAAAACCCTCAGAAAAAATAGAAAAAAGTGTAGCGTAGTTTCGTTTAAGAAACAACGTATGTAACTGCGTCTACAATTAACTCAGAGACATCTGTCCCTACTATCCTATCCACAACTCTTACACTGGGATAGGTGTCTCTAAAAATGGAGATATATGTTAAAAGTAAATCAAATCAAAAACCAATGGTCTGATGATTTACCAGGTGGTATTACATGGTATTTCATAGGCCAACCAAAAAGTGGCAAAACAACACAAGCCTCATCTTGGAGTCCAAAAGGTTCAGAAGGAGTATTAGTTATTGATACTGACCTTGGAGCAGACTTTGTAGATAAAGCTAACGTTGTTACATGCTGTGCATTAAACCCGCCAGTAAGGGTGCAAATGAAAGATGGTGTTGCAGTTACTAAAAATGGTGCAGAAGTAATAGAAATAGTCCCCACAAATGAGAGGGGATTTTATTACAGAGGTGGACCAGATAAAGGTAAGCAATGTCATGTTTATTCATTAGCAGAAATACTAGCTGATTTAATGAAAAACTGGGACGAATACCCTTATGATACAGTGGTTATAGACACTATAGATCAAGTTAATAGCTGGATTGAAGATGTTGTTAAAGCTGACCAAGGTATTGAAAATATGGGTGAAGGCTCATGGGGAGCAGATTGGGCTGCAGCTAAGAAAAAGAACGCAGATATAGTTAAGAAACTTCAAGATTTCTTAAAGAAAGTAGGCGGTAATCTTATTCTTATATCACATGCAAAGCAAACAGCTATGACTGATGATAAAGCACAATTAGCCCCTTCCCTACCAAGCGGACTAGGTAGAGTATTATGCGCTAAAGCAGATGTAATCGGATATGCAACAATAAATAAATCAAGTCAAGATTATGAAGTATCATTTGAAGGCTATGATGAAAGAATGGTTGGCTCACGATTAAAGCCTTTAGCAAATAAAGTACTACCTTTTAATTATCAAACAATAATCAATGAAATAAAATCCTATAAGGAGGATAAATAATGGCAATAATGAGATCAGAAATTAAGAAAAGTGGTGGTGGTGACTGGTTAGGTATCAAAACAGGTACTATATCAGCAATTACCGATGAATCTTCTAAATATGCATGGGCAGACGTTTATTTAAACGTTGAGTTCACTGTGGAAGGTTCAGATTACCCAAGAAGAATGGCAGTTGCAGGTTCTTTTGATAAAGAGCCTAATGGCAACATAAAAGATTGTAGTCTTTTAAAGAAGATTACACATCTATTTGATGCTGTTGGTGAAATGGGTGGACCAAACCAATTAGGACAATGGGTTGATGAAAATGAAAAACCAATAGATGATATTGTGGCTCATTTAAACCAATACATTGGTACTTCTCTAACAATTTATGTTTATAAAGAGTTAGCTAAGAATGGTCAAGCTTATACTAGAGTACATAATAAAGTACTTGCTGTATCAGCTAAGTCTGAAGAAGAACTGCAAGGCTATATCAATTTCATGAAATCTAAAGGATTCTTAAAAGAGGCTCCTAAAGATATGAATAATCCAGCTCAATCTGTACAAATGAATGGTACAGGATCATTACCAACTGGAAATATTGATATTGCAAACCTATAAATATATAGAAATAGCGAAAGAAACCCCTCGGAAACGGGGGGTTTTAATCCCAAAGAGTGACTTAACAAGTCATATGAATGGGATACCACTATACAGATCTATGTATTTATATGATCATTCGGCTGTTGATTTTGCAGATTCAAACAACAACAGCTTAAGGAATTATTATGGTTCCAGGGCTATAGATAATATATTAATTGATATTGACAGAGAGCAAAATACAGATGATTATACTCTCAAAAGATGTCAATCTATTGTTTATTCGCTTACAGCAGAGTTAGACGTTCCTGACACGGCATTTCGGGTATATTTCTCTGGCTCTGGATACCATATAGTAATTCCAAATTCAGTTTTCAATTTTAATCCTTGTGAAGAGTTACCATTTCATGTGAAAGAAACTATGATGAAGTTATTTCCAGAAATTGACTCTATGGTTTATATGAGAACAGGACTTTATCGTGTAGCACATACGATCAACAAAAAGACTGGACTATATAAGATTCCACTGACCTATAATGAAATCATGTCAAGCGCATGGCAGAAAATTCACGACTTAGCAAAGACTCCAAGATACGAATTTCCATATACAGAGCTTATGGGAGATGGCGAATTGGAAGATTTAAAAGTAAGTGAAGTATCGATGACGCGTAAAATGGGTAAAGTGATGGAACCAAGAAAAGTCGCAACATGCATACAAGCAATGTACAATCAAGGACCACAACAAGGTTCAAGACACAAAACAATGCTCAGAATAATATCTCATTTTAGAAGACATGGTGTCCCTTCTGTTGCAACGAAAGCTGCAATGTTAGAATGGAACGATGGACAACTAAATGATCAGGAAGTAGTAACTAATGTTGAGTATGCTTATAACAAAGGATACCAATATGGCTGCAATGACGAACTTATGTCTAATCTTTGTAATCCTAAATGTATTTACTACAAAAGGAAAGATTATTCTGTAGAGGTATTAACTGCTAAAGATATGCAAAAAGAGCTAGAAAGCAGACTTACAACTGATTTTACAGGTAGATGCTATGAATTTTCAAAGCAACTAGGTGTAAAAGAAGATTGTGTCTTTTATCCTGGAGATCTAGTTACAATATTTGGGCCCACTGGTAGTAGTAAAACTACTTTAGCTCATAATATTGCATTAGGATACGACCATTTAAATGACAGGATAAATGTCGATGCCCAAGTCCCTACGTTATATCTATCATTAGAGCTTGCAGGTTGGTATATGCACAGACGATCATTACAAATCGCTGCAAATCAAAGCAAGCAATCAGTCACGGCTGACTATCAATCGATATATCCATTAGTAGCAGACAAAGTAAAGCACATAAACGTACAGACTGTCCCCCCTACTTTAGAGCAGATACAAAAGAAAATATCAGAATTAAATCCATCTATGGTAATCGTAGATTATATTGATTTAGTTGAAACACCACCACATGTAAAAGGTGAGTATGAACAAATCAAATATATTTCTCACGGATTATCAAGTATGGCTGTTAATCTAGATGTTATAATAGTACAAGTATCGCAGGTAAGTAGAGAGTACAGCAGAAACGAAGTGCTTGACTTATATGCTGGTAAAGGTTCTGGAGCAATAGAAAACGCTTCTAGAAAAGTAATTGGCCTTAATGGACAAGCAAAATCATCTGTTAAGGAAATTAAGTTATTCAAAAACACAGACGGTGAACTATTCGATGCAAAATTAGAATGGACACCTTCTTTTAGATTACGGAGGACGTATGAGTAAACCAACCACAAAGGACTTAATAAGTTCTTTAATTGACCTTCAAATCGATAGAGACAATCAAGAGCTTATGGAACCAGATAATCCTGGTCCATTGGCTCTCATTGATGACTCGATTGAAAAAGTCAAAAGCCTTATCGCTAATAAAACAAGCGGTATCGACTATATGATAGTTGAAATGAATAAAAGTAAAGACCTCATAAAGGCAGAAATCGATTCTTACATGACTGAAATAACTCGTTTAAGAAATAGAAAGAAGTCTATTGAGAAAACAGAGGAATATTTTAATAAACAACTATTACCAATGATCATAGAAACATGTGGTAATGATGGTGTATTCCAAACTGACACGACTAGGTATAAAATGTTTGAAACCTGGGGGCCATTACAAGTTACTGATGAAGATGCTATAAGCGATAACTACAAACGTTATAAAGTAGAAATCGATAAGAAAAAGGCTCGAAAAGAGGCTATTGAAGCAGCAGAAAATGGTATGGGTATTTCTGGTTTTAGAATAGAAAAAGCTAAACGTGTAAGGAGGTCTTAATGATACAGATAACGAAAAATGATGGTGCTATGATGATATTGTTATTTAAAACGATAGGATTTGGTTTTAGTAAAGTAGAACAAGATGATGAAACATCTATTACTATATCATTCAAATTTCTAAAGTTTAATACATTTCTGAGTTTTGCCTGGATATAAGGAGGGCAAAATGTGGCATACAAAAAGAACATAGTACGTAGAGGAGCTGTTAAGTCATGGGAAGACAAATTTTCAAAGGTGTTAAAGAAACACCACGGGCATTTCGCTAAAAAAATCTTCCATAGACTTATGAAGAAAACCTCTACCTTAAAATCTTCTCTAAAGAAAAGGAGCAAAGAATATGAAGTCGTATTTGATATTAGCCTGGAACAAATTAGAAGTTTGTTTCTTAAGTTTTATGGGAAGCAGTGTAGGTACTGCCCTGATGTACTTGTGGTATCTAACATTGTATGCGACCATATGTATCCTCTTTCTTTGGGGGGCGATTCAACTCCTAAAAATCTCACCATAATTTGTAAAAGATGTAATACTAGAAAAGGTCATTTAACAGATGGAGAATACAAATCATTGTTAAAGTTTTTAGAAACTAGGCCTGACAACATGAAACGTTATGTATTAAGAAAATTAGCAAAGGGGGATGATTTTAAATGAGAGTTAACATGGTAAATGTAGTTAGAGGGTTTATAGTAGCAAAACCCGAACTATCAAACAGTGATGTTGATTTGATATACGCAATATGGGCTTGGCAACTTAAAAATGCTAAGCCTGCACGCGATATATCTAAAATGACAGCTAAAGAACTAATGAGATGTTGGAAAGAAGGAGTTTGTTCTTCTGCTTTTAATATATCAAGATCACGCAGAAAGTGTCAGCAGCACTATCCTGAAACTAGAGGAGAAGCTTATGTCAAAAAACAAAAGCACCAGGAACGAATTAAAGCAGATGTCAAAAGAGCAACTTCTGAAGCAACTAGAGTTTTATCAGAAGGATCTGTCGATAGCGGTCGCAAGAGCGCTTAAATATTATACAGCGTATAATTATTTAATGGATCACTTTGATACAATTCCTGATGATTTAAGGAAAAAAATAGACAAAAGACTGAAAGAAATTGGTCTTTAATTAAAAGTATAAGAAATGTGTAGGCAAAAGATACAGGTGACTAAGTGATTGGTCATTCGTCGGGATTGACTGGCTGGAAGTTGCAGAGAATTAGGGGATAATAAAGCCTAATAAAATAAAAACTCTAAAAGTCCTACACAGTTTCTTATAGAAAAGGAGAAAAGCGTGAGTATTAACTATAAAGACAGAGTATTTAAATTGAAAAATATGAAACTAGTTCCAGATAATTATGGAATGACCATAGAGGTTAAAATGGTTAGCGCACACAATCTTGAAGGCAAGTTTAAAGAAAACGTAAAGATAAACGAAGACACTTTAGATATGCTAAAGAATGGTTGGATTATTTTCAATGGCTAAATATAAAATGACAAAGTGCATGGCTTGTCAAAAATTTATCTCAGCTGCAGCTTGCAACTTTGGATGTCCATATTGTGGATATACAGATGGTTGAGATGTAACTATTCCCCCGTTGGAGGAAATTAAAGGAGTCGGTGATCATGACAAAAAAAGATTACGAGTTAATGGCAGCAGTAATGAAAGGCCATATAGTATTACACAAAAGAGCGACAAAAGCAATAATGGAATCATTAATAGTGCATCTGAAGAATGATAATGAAAAGTTCGATGAAGCAACTTTTAAAGAAGCATCAGGGTATATTGACTAATTATTTAACAATAGTTAAATTTGCTCTATTAGCACAAGAGGGGGAGAAAGCGCACTTTAGGAGATTAGTGTCGCTAAGTCCTGCGATGCGGCAATCTCCCCCAATCAATATCTTTATTGCATCTCAGACGCAATATCAAAAACGTAAAAAGGGCTCTGGAACCCTGTGCGTAGAAGAAACTATTGAGGAATCTAACTATGTACAAGGACCTGAGCCCTTTAGTCTTTCTCCACTACGCAATATATCAGTGTCTCATCTTTTAGCGACACTAACCCTCAATAGTACTGCAAGCTACCCAAAACAATCAAACATTACTAGTAAAACAAAAAACAAAAAAAAGGAGAGCTCATGGCTTTTATCAAGTTAGGAAAAGTAACAATGTACGCGAATAAAGACGCTACAGAACAAAATAAACAACCTCATTTTAGAGGCAATATCACAATAGATCAAACAATACCGAAAGGTGCATCAATAGGTGTAGCTGGGTGGTTAAATGAAAAAGGGTCTGATAAATCATTATTCTTTGCAGTATCAGCAAAAGAAGATGATCTGAAGACCGACGGCATAGACACTGACGACACGGAGGGTGATTTGCCGTTTTAACAATGTCAATAGATGAGATAAAAGAATTGTTTAGCTATAACTTCATACTTACTCAAGAAGAGGCAATTAAATATATCTTATCGTTAAGAGAAACGGGGGTACAATATGGCAACACTAGTAAATCTAAGTGATGCTGAAAACGCAAAAATAAGAATGCGAGACAACAAACCACAAGAAAGACGCACTAATCTTTTACCAGAATATCAAGGATTGTCTGTTATAGAAAGAGCAAAGAAGGCCGCTTTATCAGTATCAAACAACGGCAAATGTTGGTGGGTCTATGATTATGTTTATCGCGAACTAACATGGAGGAATCCCAAATGCGACTAGCAGAACACAATGAACTTCTAGAAGATATATTCAATGAGGTTCGAAAAATACGATTAGCTGGTCAGAAGGAATACGCTCACGACAAGGATAATTGCTTTGCAAACTTTGAAAGAATTGCAAGGTTACAAGACTTAAGTCGTGAGACTATTCTAATGACATATGTATTTAAGCATATCGATGGAATACAATCGTATATCAAAGGTCATAAAAGTCAACGAGAAGATGTTAGAGGTCGAATTGTTGATATAATAGTCTATCTAACCCTTTTATGGGGAATGGCTGATCAAGATGATATTGAAGATGAAAGAAATTCAATAGATAAAGAAGTTAGCGCTGAACACCATTTGGCTAAGAAATATAAAGACGAATGGAAGTCAGAACCTGATAGATTCAAAGTGGAAGGATATGATAATGAAGGAAATAAAACCACTTAAAGATGCGGAGGAATATATAGAGCAAAACATGAAGGCTGACAACGGCAACATGGGACTTATTGCTTGGAGATTTCTAGTAGGATGTCGTATATTAGAGAGTCTGGAAGATATGAACGGAAGCCCTAAACAAGGGACTGATGTAGAAGTTAAATATCTTAATATGGACCATTCTAAACTACGATTTGGTGACTATGAGATCTATCTGGCATACAAGCCTGATGGTCAAACTGACAAAGTTAAATGAGCCGAACTCTATGTAGACCTCAGCCAAGAGGCAAATTTATAGGGGGTGTTAATTCACCCCTTATAAAACAAAATCATCAACGTCAATAGCCATTAAGGGAGCATAGTGTTTCTCAGTTGTTGTTACGCTTTTATGTCCAAGTAATTTGGACGTCTCATAGATACCTATTTTTTTTATCATTTTGATTCCAAACGTACGCCTTAAGTCGTGCAATGTTCCCTTAATACCTAATTTTTTCATGTTGTCCCTAAAAGCTCTACTTGCAGTACAAGCAGTATATTTCCACTTCTCTCCTCTTTGTAAAACTTCTTGAGCTTGTTGATTTGTTCTAATAAGCCTATCCTCTCCCTTACTCTTAGCTTTAATATAATGTCCATGGTTTTCAAAGTCATAAGAACGTACCTCACATTGCCTGGCACCAGTATAATATATAAACCTCACCATTTCTTGGAAATGTAATGGGGTTATTAGGTTCAATATTTTTTTTAACTCTTCATCATTAAAAACACGCGTTTTATGGGTAAATTTATTCCCACCTGTCATAGGAACATGATTATCTGTTAATCCTTCCTCTAAGCACCATTTACTAAGCCTATTTAAGCATCTAATAATCATTGCTCTATAGTTAGTATCTGGAAAACCATCAAGCGCATATCGGTTAAGGCTTTTTTGATATATTCCTTTAGTATTAGGCGACCAACCGTGATCTGCAGCTAAAAATTGTTCTTTAAATGGGATGACATGCTCAAAAGACATATATTACTCCTAGTAGCGAAGTAATAGTACCCTCGGCAGGAATCGAACCTGCATCTAATGCTTAGGAGGCACTTTACTTCTGGTTATTGTTATTGTCTTCTGAAGTTATATAATCGTATTGCTCAGCGCAATAAAAAACTGGTATATCAATAGAATCTGACTCAGAAAAATAATCATGAGATAAGGTTATCTTCATCATCCAAGTCCTTTTTAATTTCTCTAGACATTTGTATATAAGGTATTCCAGTAGCTTTTTCTATTGTATAAAATGGGTTTTGAACAACGCCTTTAAAATCCCTAGCTATACGACCAAAAGGAAACATTGTCATGATATAATAATCAGTTAACCTACTATAATCATTAGTTAACATCGAATTAAATAAGGCAGGGGCCAACCGCAAGCCTGGCGGAGTAACCATCTGGAGCGGAGCAACAGCAGTTGGCCAATTGCCAAAAAATGCTCTGTCTCTTTCTTCTTCATTTCCAAAAATCCAATCTGCAGTATCTTGGAACCATGAATAAGGTTGAGGCATAGCTGTTTCGAACAATGAGTATGCAAAAACATTTGACATACCCAGAACAAACATATCTGTTATAGTTTGCCTTTTAAATCTTTCAAATTCTTGAGTACCTCTTCTAAAACCATATAGTTTAGCTTCTCTATATACATCATTTCTAAATCTAACAGAGTTCCAAGCCCATGTTTGGAATCTTGTCATAACCTTACCTAGTGCTGTTGCACTGAATGCTGGTCTATATGGAGCAGAATATAAAAATTGTGTAGCCTGTACACCTTTTTTAGCCATTTCAATTAATAATGGATCGTTTAAACCCATATTAGAATGTCCATAAAGCTCTCTTGCTTGTAGATAATGAGCAGCAAAAGCGTCACGCCTTAATGCTCTTTCAGGCCTTCTCATAAACCAAGCAGCCTTTTGAAATATTGCTTCACTAATCTGATGTTTTTTAGCTAGACTAATAAGGCTTTCATCTCTAACCATAGGGTCTTTTTTAAGTAAAAGCTCAGCATCTTTTAAAAATCTTTTATATTTACCAGATTTAAAGTTTGGATTTAATCCAGCCTCATAAAGTACAAAGTTAGGAACAACACCATGGCTAATAGCCCAACGTTCTATATCTTCTTTAGACTTCCATTTACTAGCTTCATTTCCTATATGTGTTCTCCAATGTTCAACACTTCTAGCATTTAAGAAATTTCTCCAACCTGTAGATTGTATAGTATGTACAGTACCACCAAATATATTACCTGCAGCAGATTTAGGGTGAGCAAGCAATGTAGCCATCTGATATTTAGCTTCAAGATTAGACCAGTGTCTAATATCCATTTCATCAACACCTTTTATTTCATCAGGCAACTTAGGATCATCTTTAAAGCCAAATTTACCACGTATCCTATTTATCATATCTTTAACATGGTTATCAGCAAACCAAGCATAAGGAGTCCCTTTAACTTTCATAATATCAGCCTCTGGACCATCCATCCATTGTTCTGGTAATTTGGAAGGAAAGCCCATAGCACGTGTTATATAATCATAGATATAACTATTCCATGCTTTAACCTGCTCAGGGTTCTTCCAAGTTTGAGATGCTCTATCATTAAAGTCATTTAACATCTGTTTTGAAATTATTTGACCAATTTGTCTGTAGAAAGTATCGATTAAATTCTTTTGATATATATCCCAAGAACCAATATCTCTGTTCCAACCTGGTAAATGAATAGAACGTGACATCATATTACCAGATATAGGGTCTGATTCTAATTGCTTTAAATGTTGACCTTTCCTTCTCTCTGCAATTTCTCTGTAAGCACCATCCAACATATTACTCTCGGCCACATCATTAACAATCCAATCACCTGTCATAGACTTGTATCTTAATATTACTCTAGCTATCTCTTTTTCTCTTATTTCATCAGCTATTCCAGTCTTTTTATTAATCTCTTTAATTGCAGCTTCCATAGCATTTTGAGCTACTGCTTTATTTTGAATGAAATGAGGATGATAATTCTTAGCTTTAAACTGACCTGTTCTTCCATACTTAGCTTTACCTAAATTTTTAGCCAACTCATTATATAAAGACTTTTGTTTAGCATCAGTGCTTAGATCCCTTAGCTTGTAAACTTGCTCTATTTGAATAGAACGTGATATTTTTCTAAGGTTATCTAAACCAATACCCATATCAAGCAGGTCCCCTTTTTTCATTATATCCATAATATAAGAACGGAACTCATCAGCTTTAATTTTTGGTAAAGATTCATTACCAAACCAATAGTCTACTTTAGTTTTCTTTTTATCTTTATATCGTACAAACTGATCTAAAGGGTCTGCTACACTTAAATCTCTAACATGTTTACCTATTGCTGGATCATACTTATAATGTTTACCAGCTACCCATCCATAAGTCTCTATAGCTCTATTAGTAATAGTATTGTCAATAGACTGGACAACCTTTTCACCACTTCTTCTCCAAGTACCAGTTGCTGTCTTGACGGCATACTCTGTACCGTTAGTATTACTAAAGTCAGCCAATTCTTCAGCTTCTTTTAAGTTTTGTTCATAAATCTTTTTATTAACATGATAATTAGGAGCTTTGTTTGAATTAGTATCTAAAAAGTTTCTTAAATCTTTTCTTGCAGTAGCAATTTGAGAAAATAACTGTCCCATATTATCTGGAATTGACTCATATCCAGTTTCAGCTTTTAATAACTCATCAAGCTTAGAACTTTCTTCTTCATCCATTTTAATAGCTAATGCTTCTACTTTACCTAGAACAAACTGAATATTTTCTATAGTATGTGTAGGCCTCCCTACATTACCCCTTACCCATTCACCTTTATAATTTTGAAACCTACCTTGTTGGGTAAATATTTCAAAATCTTTAACCATCATTTCTCTGGATACTGTTTTAGGGAATAACATCCAGTGACGCTTAGCTAGCTTAACAATATTATCTTTTGTTAATGCGCCTGCTTTAGTAAAGACAGTACCAGCTCTAAGATCATCAAAAAACTGATTAACTACTCTATAGTCCTCTACACCCATAGCGTCAAAGTTTTTACGAGTTAACCCTCTTACTATTTGATTTAAGGACCTTGTGTTGCCCAAACTGTTATGATAATAGTTTAAGTGACCTATAAGCTTATCTACCATTTTCCTTTCGAAATCGCTTAATTTTACTTTACCCATATCTTTTAAACGGTCTCTGACTTCAATAATACCTTCATAGTCTTTTTCAAAAACATCGCTTGGAGCAATCTTTTCTAGCTCTGGACTCTTAGTATCCTCATTCAAAGCTTTATTATAATCAATATCATCAGAGAATTTGACATTTTCCTTATAATCAAACTGTTTGCTATATTCCCTTAGAAACTCAGCAACAGCCGTATCATTAACCCAACTAGAGTTAAGACCTGTTTTTTCAAACAAAGTAGCACTACCACCAAGTTTTATTTCTTTAATTAAAGGGTCAACTATATCTTTCATAGAAGGTGGTAATTTTTGATAGTCATCTAACTTAGATAAGTCTTTACCTTTATGGTAACTAGACAATAATAAGGTATCTACAAGGAATGATTCTTCATATCCTAAAGCTCTAGTCTTACCATCAGCCATTTGCCATTTATTTCTTTGTTTAAATGCTTCAATTCTAGCATCAATAATTTCTTTGTTTTGAAAATCAACTTCTTTATTAGGCTCAGTAAACAAGTTAATTACTCTAGCCTTGTTATTACCATCAACTTTCATGATTGATCGGGTATCGTTACCCTGGTCATCCATGACACCTTCTTTTTCAAAACTTTTAACAATAGATGCTTGTCTTTGAGCACTAGCTGTATTTTTAATACCTTGAACAAAGTTCGCTGCAACATTTATAAACTCATCAGAAACGCCAGCCTTCCTTGCCATATTAATAGCTTTCATTAATTGTATAGCAGAGGCTCTGTCCATAGCATCATTTTGAATAAAGTCTGTCCCTTGTCTATAAACTTTACTTACAGAATCAGACCTAAAGTTCCAAACATTATCAACTGCTCTATCATATTTAACATGATCTAA